CGTTGAGGTTCAATTCCTAACTTCTTAACCAAAAAGGTATAGACATCGAGACAAGTGTTGTACACTTCTCTTGAATATCCCATTGCTGCTTGCGCGATGCCAGCAGCGGCTGCTGCGGCTTCGCCAGGACGGCGGGGCCTTTCGGGGTAGAGTAGGTGAGCGAGGAGCTCAGCTGGGTCACGAGTTGCGATTCCAGACTTAGTACCATAGGATAGCACTTCGATTTGGTCGAACCAGTCTCCAATAGTTGTTTTATCGGGGGAGAGGTCGGCGTTGAATCGTCGTTTTGCTTCCAGGGTTAACTTCTTCACCAGTTGAGGGAAATCTGTGTGTTCGGGGAACGCTGTGATTGAATCATCACCTTGAAATAAGGCTTGAAAATCATCAGATTCTATGTTGATACCACATGCAGATAGGCAGGTGAGGAGGTAAGTTGCGTTGACACATGAGTCAAGTAGTTGAGTGCGTTGGAAACCGGATGCGATTCCGTTCCATTGCCATTGATACATGTTTCCAGATTCGGCTTTGATTGGAGTGTGCTTGATAGCATGGTTAGTCCAATTCCAAAGGCGTTCGATCTGTTCGGCGCGAGATTTAGTGTCGGTATAGTCATGGGTGTTGCTTTTTGAGGGTTCGTAACCTTTGTCAAAATCGAACCAAGATCGCCAGATCAAGTGAACGTCGTCAATCACTTCGTGAAGTGCTTTGTGATCAAAGCCACTCCAGTCTGCAGAGAGAAGAGTTTTAAATGATTTGGAGTTGAGCTTGGTGATAAGCTTCATCCATCCACCACGAATGGTTTCAAATCCCCAGAGGAGGGGTGACGTGCCAGCGGGTCGATTGAGATAGTCTTTCTGGATGTTCCAGATAAACATGTTCTCTGCCATGAGAAGGAGTTTGGGAACTCCAAACACGGCTCGAATCTTGTCGGGCTTGTCTGATTTGACCATATGGGAGCGAGAGTGTAAGTAAGTGAACTCGTAGGGTACGGGTTCTCCAGAGTCAGTCCAAAAGGGCTTTCTTCCATACTTAATGTCATGAATGAGTTGTCGATTGATATGAAAAATCTCATCATATAAGTTATGAAATGACATTCGATCGGAATCGATGTCGCCTTCACGGGCTTTCTGTCTAACATACTCTTGCCAGTACTTGCTTTCGGTAAACGGAGCTTCAGCTGCGGTCGAGATAGTCCAGGGGTAGTAACGAAGATCGGGAAAAGCGATTGGCTTAAGTCGTCTTGTTGGTCGGAACATCTTTTCAACCACGCGGAGAGCGCGTAAGTAATGAAAGTCTCGGGGTACGTCATGATAAGGGAGATCAGTTTTAAGGAAATCTGCTTCACCGGATTCGGGGTTAGTTGCGGATCGTCGGTAACCATTGATTGCTTTCTCAGCTAGTGCTGGGTTGCAGTTGGTGTAGATGCCTTTCTTGATAACTCCTGAGACGAACCTCTGTTCACGGGGACTCACACGAGTGTGGTGTCCGAGTAAACGGCGAGTTCGACGATTGAACGGAAAACGTCCAAGTCGGATCAAGTTTGTGGGTTGTTGTAGACACATTGTTGTTGTTGTCGTTTGTTATTTGATTTGTCCTTGTTACAGTTCAAGTAAAGAATGATCTGATT